TATAAACAATTTTAATTCTGCTCCAGCAAATGACACAACATTTTATTTTCAAACTTTATCATATCTCAGCACAACTTCTCCATATTATCAATATAACACTGGGGCATGGGCATTAAGAAACAACTCAGTAGCAAAAACAGCAATAAGAATTTACACTAATACTAATAATATTGCCACTGGAGTTGTTTCTTTGTATGGCATTTCTTCATAGGATGAATTATGGCACTTAATGAAAAAATTAAAGCGTACCTTACGCAATCTAATATTACTAACGAATTAGATGATTATCAAACTGGTCAACCAGAGGGTGAGCCTGACCAAATTTTGCATTGGAATGAAAAGTTAGGCGCGCGGCCTACGCAAGAGCAATTGGATTCAGCATGGGCGGCTAAAGTCGCTGCGGATGATGCCGTGGCGTATAAAGCAAAGCGAAAGGCTGAATACCCTTCTGCGACTGATTATTTTGATGGAATTGTTAAGGGCGACCAAGCGCAAGTGCAGACTTACATTGATGCGTGTAATGCAGTCAAGGCCAAATATCCCAAACCATGATTGCAAAATGGAAAATTCTTGATATTTCCGTAGAGGGCGAGGCGATAACCCATGCCAAATATCACGTTTGGGCGACAGATGAGACAAATGTGGTTGAAACTGAAGGAAATTGGGAGTTTGACAAGTTCAGCATCAAAAAGCCTTACGCCAAGGTTACTGAGCAAGATGTGATTGATTGGATCAAAGATGGAGCAACGCAATACGGGCAAAATGTAATAGAATCACGGCTAGAGGAACAATTGGCGCTTCTAAGCAAGACGAAATCTGTTGTGCCTCCGTGGAAACCGCCCGTGTTTACCTGGAGTAGCAATGGCACAGCCAATTGACATAGTTTCAAGATCATTAAAAGACATCGGCGCACTAGAAGCCGGTGAAACGCCTACGCCTGATGCAGCGCAAGATGCGTTTGATATGCTCAACGATATGTTAGATCAATGGTCTAACGAAGATATGATGGTCTACAACTTCACGGAAATTATCTTTCCCGTGGTAAGTGGACAGACCCAATACACAATTGGCCCAGGCGGTACAGTCGGCTCAAGTTTCACTGGCTCGATCTCAGGAAACATCCTGACCGTCACTGCCATCACATCGGGCGCAATTACGCTTAACCAAACCCTAACCGGCACAGGAATTACCGCAGGCACAACCATCGTTTCGTTTATTGGTGGTTCGGGTGGTGATGTTTTGGAGGCAGGCACTTATCAAGTTAACATATCGCAGACGGTCGCCAGCACCACAATCTCGGGGTACTACCAAAAGCCTTTGCGCGTCAATTCGTCATTTGTGCGGATTAATACAACGTCCAATGGTCAGCCTATCCTCGGTGGTGGCCTTGACTATCCTGTCGCCGTTCTAACCCTTGATGACTACTCATTGATCGGCCTAAAAACACTCAATGGCCCTTGGCCCAAGGCTTTGTACTACAACCCTGGCGACACACTAGGAAATCTGAGCGTTTGGCCCAATCCGTCACAAGGCGAAATGCACTTGTTTACGGACACAATCTTTGCCCGATTTACCACGATGTTTGACATCATGCGAATCCCGCAGGGCTATGTTAATTGTTTGCGTTGGTGTCTTGCAGAACGTTTGATGCCTATGTACGGCAAAGCCAGCCCCGTGCAAATCGGCATGATTTCCAAGTTTGCAGGCGAGGCCAAGGCTACTATCAAGCGCACCAATATGCGTCCGCAGATGGTTTCCCGCTATGCAGATGCTTTGCTTACAGGACGTTCCAAAGACGCTGGCTGGATACTTACGGGGGGTTTCCTGAGGTGACATATTCCGCTATAATGTGGTTGTACTTTAAAGGAGTAAACCATGTACACAAAGGAAGAAGCAATCCAAAGGAAACGCGATCGTGACAATGCTGCTTATCGGAACAAGGTTGGAAGGCCAGTAGGAAATCCTGGCAAGCCCGCTAGTACGCCGGAAGTGATATGGAGCAAAGTTGATAAACGTGGCGAAGATGAATGTTGGAATTGGACAGGATACAAAAATGAAGATGGATATGGCAGAACATGGATTGACGATGTGGGCTACTATGCTCACAGGGTCATCTATGCGCTTGCTAATCCAAACACTATCACTTATCGTGCGCCAAGCAGAACAAGTGATTTTGGCTTTGTCCTTCATACTTGCGACAATCCATCGTGCTGCAATCCAAAGCATTTATTTCTTGGCACTCATGCTGACAACATGGCTGACAAAGTTGCAAAAAAACGATCTCCTGATTTCAAAGGAGACAAAGGCCCAAGGTGCAAACTTTCAATGTCGCAAGCCCGAGAAATCAGGCAACTACGCAAAGAAGGCGTTTCTGCCCGTGAACTTGCTCAAAAATATGAAATCAGCCTTCCGTCAATCAAAACATTGTTGCGCGGTGATTCCTACAAGGAATAAATATGCCTGAGTTCGGATTTGTGGGACCAAGTTACGAATCTCCCTCGATTTATCAAGAATCGCAGGAGTGTATTAACTTTTTCCCCGAAATTGACCCACTAAAAGAAGGTGGCGTTCGGGGCGTTGTGGCGCTTTATCCGACCCCTGGCCTAACCCTTGAGGCGGTACTAAACAACGCCGAAGTGCGCGGCCTGCGTACTTTGTCGGGCGGCAGTCAGATGATTGCGGTCTGCGGCTCTTACGTTTACGTCTTTACGTCAAACCTGTCAGCTACCGTGGTAGGCATTCTCAATTCGTCTGCGGGTCGTGTTGGCCTTTCTGACAACGGAATTAACGCTTATATCGTAGACGGAGCCTATCGGTACACATGGCGCATTTCTAGCCCCGCAAACGCTGTTTTTACGGGTTCTATCAGCGGAACAACCCTGACGGTCACGGCGGTCAGCAGTGGCACGATTACGGCCCACCAATCCCTCACAGGTATCGGCATCACTTCAGAGACGGTGATTACTGCCTTGGGCTCGGGTTCCGGTGGAACAGGCACTTACACGGTCAACCTTTCCCAAACCGTGTCAGCAGAAACAATGACTTCTGCTGCGGTCGGCGCTCGGTTCACTGCGACCATTGCAGGAACAACCCTCACGGTATCCGCAGTCGCAAGCGGGACAATTTACCTTGGTCAAACCTTACAAGGTGCTGGCATCACGGCAGGCACAATCATCAAGGCATTGGGCACAGGAACTGGTGGGATTGGTACTTACACAATCAGCACCGCCCACACTATCGTTACCGGCATAACAATGTATGCGTTGAATTTCAGCGTATTGCCAAGCACAGATGGTGCGTTTAGTGGCGGCACATCTGTGGACATTGTGGACAATTACTTTGTCTACAACAACCCAGGCACTCAGCAATTTGGTTCGTCTGATCTGTTGAGCCCAATTTCCACTTCTACGTCTTACGCATTGAAAGACGGTTCACCTGACAAACTAATTGCCCTAATTGTTGACCACCGCGAAGTTTATTTGATGGGTGAGGCATCGTCTGAAGTTTGGACGGATGTTGGCTCGGTTCCTTTCCCTTTTCAGCGTATCCCTGGAACATCTACCCAGCACGGTATTGCTGCCCAATTTTCGGTCGCCCGCCTTGGCAATTCCTTTGCCTACGTTTCCCGAAACAATCGGGGCCAAGCGCAGATCATGCAAATGGAAGGGTATATCCCTAAAAGGATTTCTACCCATGCAGTCGAGAACACCTTAACAAATCAATACATTGACGATGCTATTTCGTACACCTACCAATTGGAAGGCCACGAAATCTACGTCACGACATTCCCGACTTTGAATCTGACATGGGCCTATGACTCCACGACAACCATGTGGCATAAATGGCTCGGCATGGCCTCTGATGGCACTTATATGCGTCATTGGAGCAATTGCGTTGCATCGTTTCAAGGATTGGTTTTGGTCGGCGATTACTCCAATGGAAAAATCTATTCCTTGGACAAAAAGAATTACACCGATAACGGCACAAACGTTCGCAGGGTGCGCCGTGCGCCTCACTTGGTGTCTGACTTCCAGCGTGAATACTTTGATGAATTGCAGATTCAATTCCAACCAGGTGTAGGCACTACTGGCCTATCAAGCCCGCAATTCTTTGTTGTGTACTTGGGCCAAAACTACACCATTGCGAGCGCCGATACATTTACAGCATTGCCTAACTACCAGTATGTTATTGGCGAGCCTATTCAGCCAACAAACACAACCACGACTTATCCAAAAGCAATGTTGCGTTGGTCTAATGATGGTGGCTCTACTTGGTCAAAAGAGTATTGGGTCAGCATCGGACAATTGGGCAAGTTTAAGAATCGCGCTATTTGGCGGCGTTTGGGCATGGCTCGTGACCGTGTGTTTGAAGTGGCTGTTTCCGATCCTGTAAACGCTGTCATCGTATCCGCTAACCTTAAATCGTCAGTCGGGGAAAACTAATGGCACTTTCTAATACACAGCAGATCAATCCATACCCACAAGCGGCGTTTTTGGATCAAAACACAAACCGCCCAACTCGTGCATGGCAGCAGTTTTTCCTCAATTTGCTTAATTTTTCAAGCGCAACCACGGCAACCGCAGGGTCAGCAACCTTGCCCGCCAACCCAGTCGGGTTTATAAACGTGACCGTAAACGGCAACGCTTATAAAATTCCGTATTACAACGTTTAGGATTAGATATGCCAGCCTTTGTTGAACCATCATGGGTTAAAAACGCCAAACAGACTATTGGGACAGGCGTGGAGCCGGTGTACCCAATGAAAACTGTTCATGGCGGTAATCAAGTTCCTGACACGGAAGCAGATCCTATTGGCTACCGTTATGACAACGGCAGAAGCCAATATCAGTATCTTGACTTGGCTGGCACACCTACCAACTTGGTAAACCGTGGCAACCTTGGGGAAACAATCAAAACATTGGCCCCTATTGCCCTGTCAATGATTGGCGCTAACTTTCTTGCCCCCGCCCTTAATGATTTGTTTGGCCCTACTGCTAGTGATTTAATGGGCGGTGGTGGTTCTGAGTTTGGCGCTGGCGCTGGTGATTTTCCTGCAAATCAAATTCAAGGATTTGGATTTGGTGCGCCTGATACGTCTTTGTTGTCAAACCCTTATGCTGGTGTTTTTGATGCTGCTGGCAATGTAGTAAGCAATGCAGGAGATGTATTAAGCGCAGCAGACATTGCAGCTATGGGTGGCGCAGACATCGCTGGCTTGTCAGGAACTGCCGCTTCTAACTTGGCTGCTTCTGTTGCTGGAGGAATGCCAGCGCTTGAGGCTGCTGCCGCCGCTGCCGGTGCAGGGCTTACTACTGGTGCTGGTACTCAAGGATTAAAAGCGACTTTAAATACGTCTGCTTTACCTGGGGCGGAATTAGCAGCAGGTGGCCTTACAGGTCTTAAAGCAATTGCAAACACATCAGCAGACCCTGGTGCTGTATTAACGTTAGGTGGCGGCCCTGGCGCATCGTTAAGAATAGGCGACAATCTTGTTACAGGAAGTGACATTCTTAATTTAGCAAACAAAAATCTTGTAAGTTCAAACGTTGTTACAAACGCACTTGGCGCTATTCCAACAAATGCTCTTGGAACACTTACAACTTCTAACCTTGCGGCACTAAGCACAGACTACCTTAAAACATTAAATACGTCTTTTATTAGTGCTTTAAACACATCTAATGTTTCTGCGCTTACAACAGATACATTAAAACCGTTAGTTACATCTAACGTTGCTGCGCTTACTACTTCAAACACAAGTTTATTGAAGCAATTGTCAGACTTGACTGGCTTGACGGGAACGCAACTTGCCACATTCCTGACTGGCCTCACAGGCGCAGGCAATGCTGTAAACCTAACTAATGCTATCAATACAGGATTGGACGCTACGACCGCAGCAAACACAGCCTCGCAAGGCGTTCTAAAAAGCATTTACGACCAGCAATTAGGGTTCCAAAAGCCTTATCAATTAACTGGAACAAATGCGTTAAGTCAACTTGGTGCGCTTGGAACGGGTCAGTATCAGCAATATGATCCCACAACGGGACTACCCACAACAATGGGGACAGGCTCGGGTTATTTGCAGCACCAATTTGATGCCTCAGACTTAGCCAAAGGACTTGCACCAAACTATGATTTCATGCTCCAGCAAGGGCAGATGGCAAATCAACGCGCTGCAAACGTTGGCGGTGGTGCGTTGTCTGGCAATACCCTGCAAGGCTTGAACAAGTACACGCAAGACTATGCAGGCAACGCATATCAAAATGCGTTCAACAACTACCAAACGCAACGCCAAAACATCTATGGTAATTTGTCAGGATTGGCTGGAATGGGTCAAACCGCAAACACAGGCGCAGCGACTGCTGGAACGTCTTACGGCAAAGGCACAACTGACTTGCAAACCGCATTGGCTAACGCACAAGCCGCAGCAGCAATTGGTAAAGCGCAAGCTGTGGCAGGCGGCACAACCGGCCTTGCAAACTCCACATTCCTTGCGTCTTTACTTGCTCCCCCGAAATAAGGATTAGATATGGCAGACTCTTTTACAGGCTACACCAATCTTGCCATGCCGCAAACGTCCCTTGCGGACATGATGAACATGGCATCGGGTGTGCAGCAATACCAGCAAGCGCAGCAGATGAATCCTTTGGCTTTGCAAAAAGCCGCAGCAGATTTGCAAACAGCACAAGCAAATGCCAAACTTGCTACAGGAACAGTTGATCCAAAAATTGCTCAGCAGCAAGCAATGACATCAACTTCAATTAGTGAAGCAGAGATGAAAAAGTTGGAATCACTAAATAAAGTTCATCAAACTGCTGCTGGAAATCTTTTGTCAGTAGCGCAAAAAGAAAATCCTACTTATGATGATTTGATTAATAGCATGACAAAAACTTTGGATTCAATTGGTGCAAGCCCTGAAGCCAAGAAAAATTCATTGTCGCAAATTCCTGATGAATTAAAAACTGCATCGCCTGCAAAAATTAAACTTTTTGCCGCACAAGAAGGAACTAAGTCTTTATCTGCATCAGATAGGTTTAGCCAATTGTTTCCAGAATCAAAATTTTTGGCAACTGGTGGAGAAACGTTGCCTGTTCAAGGTGGAAATCCTGCTGTTACTGGTGTTCCTGCTGGTACTGTTGCTGGCAAAGCTATTCCAAACACATTCCCAGTAACAACGCCAATTATTAACCCAAATGGAACGCCTGGTTATATGGGCGCTCCTGGAAATATGCAAGCAGCATTAACTCCTGCTCAAACGGCGGCATCAACTGGCGCTGGAGAAGCAATTGCATCAGATTGGAAGCAAACACAAGCAGATGCTTCTTCAGCCCAATCTCACAAAGCAATTTTTCAAACTATGAAGTCGCTTGTGCCAACCGCATACACAGGTTTGGCAGCAGACAAAAAATTGCTTGGCGACAAAATTTTGGATTTTATTGGCGCTTCTCACGATACTGCTGCTGCATCTAGTACGGAAGAATTGGCAAAAAATCAAAACTTGCTTGCTTTGGTTGGAGGAAATACCGATTCAGCAAGACAATTGGCGCAAATTGCCAATCCTAATGTCTCAATGACAAAAGAAGGTATAAACAAAGTAATTAACCAATTGTTGTCTTTTGAAGAATTTAAGACTGCAAAAGCAAATTATTTGAATGGTTTGCAATCTAACCCTGTTGCTTATGGAAACAGATTGCAACAATGGCAAAATGCTGCTGACCCACGTTTCTTCCAAGAAATGACACCTCAAGAATTTGCTGCATTGAAAAAATCATCTGATTATGCGGACTTGATGAAAAAACGTGCATTGGCTAAACAATATGGGATCATTCAATAATGAGCACTCTAGCCGAATTGATGGATGCAGAGCAGCCCGCGCCTGCTCAAAATGCGCCTGCAAAAAAAGGCGGTCAATTAACCAAAGAGGCAATGCTTGGTTATAACGATCTTGCGGAAAGATTGAGGCAATTTCAGTCAGTCACAAAAGACATAAAGCCTGGAACTGACACATATCAAAGAAACATGGCAGACATTGCTGAAGCGCAAAGAACGCTTCAACAAGCTGGTCAGCCTATTTCTGCAGCAGCCACTCCTAAAACAGGAACTTTGGCTGATTTTATGGCGGCAGATGAAAGAACGCCTGCGCCTCAAACTCAAGCGGTTATTGGTGGAAGTGGTCGTGGTGTGCAAGGTGGCCCAACGGCAGAAGAATTACAGGCTTATCAAGCCAAACCCCAAGGCATCGTGGCCCAAGCCTTCCAACGCGCATTGCAACTTAAACAACGTGCGCCTGGTGAGATTGCATCGGCGCTTGATGTTGTTGCAGGGCTTCCATCTCAAGCTGCTGGAACGGCTGGTTATTTTGCAGGACGCGCATTTGGTTTAACAGATGAAGAAGCAAAAGCAGCGTCCCAGCCTGTTTCGCAAGCATTGGCAAATCCTGTTGGTCGACTTACCAACACAGTTGGAACGCCTGGTTATGAAACTTCATTGCCTACTCAAGCATTGCAAGCTGTTGGCGGCGTGCTTTCTAAAGGCGCTCAAACAGTTGGTGAGCGCACAGGAATTAGTCCTACAGACATTGAACAAGGCATTTCTGCTGCAATGATGGCTATGCCTTTTGCCCCTAAATTAATTAAAACTGCTGGCAAAAAAATTGGTGTTTCTTTGCCTGAGTACACTGTTCAACCATCGCCAGGAACGGCTGCTGCAGTTGGAGAAAGAATTAACCCAACAGTTCCTGAGACGGCTCCTGTTTCAACTGCGCCTGCTGGTTCTGTTGGTGCTGCTGCTGCTACTACTGATCCTTATGCTGGAAAAATAAGTGGTGAAGAACTTGTAAGAGGCAATTTTCCTCAAATTAAATTGTCTAAAACACCGCAAGATGCAGCATTGCCAGAACAATCAACTAGAGCGCAAATTGCAAATGAAGTTCTTGGTAATAGTGGGCAAGTTCGTCCAGGAGTTGTTACTGGAAACGAAAACACATTACGCAATGAATACACATTGGCAAATATGCCAAACCCAACGCCAGAAGGTCAAGTTTATAAGCAACAAATTGCAAATGAGCAAATTGCATTGTCTAACTATGCAAAAGACCGTGTAGACGCTACTGGAGCAAATCCATCATTGATTAACGATGAACAGCGTGGACGCACGGTTAATGATGTGTTTTATGGTAACCATCCTGATGACCCAGTTCCTACAAGCATTACTGGATACTTTCAAAGAGCAAAAGAAAAAATTTATAAATCTGCTAAAGATAAATATGGCGATAACCCAATAACAACATCTCATGTCAATAATTTATTGAGCGATCCACAATGGACTGCTGGACTTGAAATAAAAGGTGTTCAAGGAGTTGCATCTTCTGCGCAAAAGTTAATTGATTTGGCTAAAAATGTTGGGTTTAAAGATGCAAATGGGACGATGCAGCCTGCGGGCTCTGTTGGTGCATATGATGCAGTTCGCAAAGCATTAAATGCAGAATGGACTCCTGCAAATTCAAGAGCAATTGGTGCTATCAATGGCGCTATTGATATGGACATTGCAAGTGCCGCTGACCCTAAGTTATACAAACTTGGCGACAACATTCATAAATTAGAAAAAACAATTTTTGAATCAAAAGGCATTAACAGTTTATTTGGTGAGCAAGATAGAAATGGTGTTACCGTATCATCTACGCCGTTAGAAAAAATACTTCCAAAACTTAACAATTTGCCTCAAGATCAATGGCGGCACGTTAGAGATACTTTAGATCAATTTGCAAATGGAAATTTAAGAAATGCTCCCGAGGGGATGCCTGCTATTCCTAAAGAATTGCAAACTGCAGCACAATCCGCTAAAAATGAAATTGATGGAGCATTGGCTAGACAAGTTTATGAATCAGGTGCAGCCAAAGCTGGCACATGGAATCAAAACTCTGTAAACAATACATTAAATTCAACTGTTGGTCAAAAAATCTTAGGACATTTTCCTGCTGATGAAGTTGCAAAATTTCATGCTTTAAATCGTGCTGGGTATTTGATGCCTGGCGTTCACCAATATGAAGGTGCTGGATTACAAGGGCAACGTGTAAAAGGCATAATTGAAGGAAATGTAGAAAAAACTGGCACAGCATTAGGTGGCGCTCTAGGCGGTTTTGTTACAGGCGGAAGTCCTATGGGTGTTGGTGCTGGTGCTTATATTGGCAAACAAACTGGAGCTAAATTAGCATCAACAATGGAACAAAAAGCATTGCAAAAAGCAGCAATTAAAGCACAAGAAAAAATGAAACAAACGTCCAAGCTAGGAACGTCATTAAATGACATCAAGAACTTAGGAAGCAAATAATGGCAGTCAATCTTTCACCCATCGGTAACGGATTCCAGTTCTTTACCACTACAGGAATCCCTCTAAATGGGGGATATATCTACACTTACTTGGCTGGCACTACAACGCCTGCCACAACGTATACCTCATTGGCGGGAACGGTTGCTAACACCAATCCTATCCAGTTAGGTACGGACGGAAGGCCACCGCAAGAAATTTGGCTAACCGCAGGCTCTAACTACAAGTTTGTTCTGACTGATTCTTCAAACAACGCCATTGCCACATACGACAATTTGTACGGCATCATCGGCACCACATCGGCGGTTAGCGCAGTCCCATCAGGCGGCATCATCATGTGGTCTGGTTCTATTGCGTCAATTCCAACTGGTTATTACCTTTGCGATGGGTCTAACGGCACTCCCAATTTGAAAGACTCTTTTGTTGTTGGGGCTGGTAACACTTACTCAGTCGGCAATACGGGTGGATTTACGTCATCGGTGACAAGCAGCGTTGGTACTAACCTTCCAACTTATTACGCACTTGCATTTATCCAAAAATCATGACAGAAACTGAAGCCCGCCTAAATTCGCATGAAGCCGTTTGCGCTGAGCGATACGAACAGATTAACGCCAGGTTAAAACGCCTTGAAAGAATATTAATGAGCGCTGCCGGTTCTATGTTGCTTGGCATGGCAGGGATTATCTTTACATTTATAAGCCATGTGAAATGATTGATCCTCTAACCGCCTTTGCAGCAGCGCAAGCCGCCGTAAAGGGGGTTAAGGCTGCCATTGCTTTAGGGAAAGACATTCACGCTATTACAGGCGACATGATGAAGTTCTTTGAGGCAAAGGACGTAGTTCAAAAAGCCGCCTCAAATCCTAAGTCAGCGTTTGGAAAGTCAGATACCGCTGCGGCTTTTGAGATTGTCATGCAAGCCAAGCAACTTGCAGATGCTGAGCGCGAACTGAACAACTACATGGTTATGTCTGGCAATGCTGACTTGTGGCAACAGTTAATGATTGAACGCAACAACATTATTCAAACCCGCAAAAAACAAGAAATTTTGGACGAAAAACACGCCGCCGCCAAGAAAAAAGAAATAGATGAATTCATTAATTGGCTGCTTGGTGGCGCAATTGCTATTTTGGTTTTGGGCCTTGTCTTTTGGTGGCTAACACTTTTAATGGGGAAATAAATGAGTGAGGAAAAAATTCAGAACATGGAAGCCAAAGGGCAACTGATTGAAAAGATCACGTTTGCTTT